ACTGTTGTAAAATTTGTTTCCAGATACCACTTTCAAAAAAAGCTTCAAAACTTTGAAACTGAACTTTTTGTTCTGGCTCCATTTGTGACCATATTTCTGCCGCAATTTGCATGCTTTGATCATTGGGTTCTTGACCGCCCATTCTAATATCACCCCCACTATATTTAATGTCAGGTGCTCCAGCTTGTATCGATTCGTTCATTGAAATTTTTTCTTCCATAGTATCTCCTTTTACTTTGTTTTTGCGAACAAATCAAGAGCCGGCATGATAACTGTTACATCTCTTTGCACATCCTCTTCAGGTATATTAGAAGCTTTTAAAGCCTCTTCAGTCTCGTAGACTTCTCCTGTTTTTTTGTTCTTAATTGTTGTTATTATCTTCTCGGGTGATAATGTTATTACTTTGTCCATTATGTTGTTACCTCTTTCTTAATGTTTAGGAAACTAATAGCTACGTCAAATGAATCTGAAGTGCTTGATAACACTGTAAAAGTTGTGCCACCCTCTACTATTAGCGGTTGAGTTAATAATTCTGTTGTAACATTAGCTGTAAGTGCCGCTGATTTAATAGCTGTAATACTATTGTTTGTAATAGTTACAACTGGTGTACCAGCAGATGTAACAAGTATTGATTTAATAATAATAGTTTCATTAACAGGAGGAATACTTGCTCCAAAAGGTACTAATGCAATTCCACTTGTGCTGTTTTCTATACCTACAAATTTATATTGATTTACTACTGCCATTAATTTAAAAAGAGACTTCTAGCCTCTATCTCCTGTTTTAATTCTTCTTGAAACGTAGTGTTAAGTTTTTCAAGAACCGCATCTAAATCTCTAACTAAAGACTGTGCCACATCTTCTTCATACTCTGAGCTTGCTCTAGTTAAGGTTTGTACAATTTTAGCCATTATCTTCTTCCTCCAGCATGTATATCTAATCTAAAAGTTCCTAATTTCCAACTAGTATCAACAGCTGTGTTAGATATTGTAAGAGCTATTGATCTTGCTCTAGCTCGTGTATCTACTTTTGTTGTGCTAGACGATATAGTAAAAGGACCCAATGATGAACTTGCTGCCGTATCACTAGGATAGTTTCTTAAATCTAATTGTATAATAGAATTTCCTTGTTGATTAATAAAGTCTGGTATAATTCTACTAACTCTCATAATATTTTCACCATCTCCTCTAAGATCAGCCATGTTAGTTGCTGCTCCTCTTATAACTTTTTGTGTAATATCATAATCACCAGAAGTAATGTCAGCTGGAATAGCTGTTGTTACCCCTAGTCTTACTTGATTAACTCCTGTTTCGTGTTCATAGTAATATGAAATGCCTTCTGTATTACCAACTACATCAAAAGATGTATCTGTACCTGCATCATATTGAGTTGCATGAGGTAATCCAAATACAGCAGAATCAACCCATGTAGTTCTAATAAATAAAGAACTTGCATTAACAAACCATATAGGTCGTTTAGCTGTAGAATCTAGATAACTATATGTAACTGATTGAGTATTAACATTTGAATTTGCTTCTGGATAAAACCATGTAACTTCACCAAACAAGTTATTAATACCGGCATAAACCATTTGATTAGATGTTGTATTTAAATTGTCGTAAACATAATCTTCAACTAAACAATCCATAGATTCTAGTTTACCGGTGTATCTAAAAAAACCATTATCAGACATCCAGTAAGCAGCACCATCAACTTCAACAGCTGCGTTTTTACCAATCAATCCACAGTTGGTACCAACTTGTTCGTAAGCAAATGTAAAAGGAGTTCCAACAAAACGCATGGTAAATAAAGCTGTATCTGTCCAAACGTAAAGTGCATTTCTACCAAGTTTAGCTCCCATGATCCGTGATCCAGCGGCCAGTCTTTGTGTGCCAGCACTATTCTCAGCGGTAGGTGTATACTCATTTATATTTTCTTGAGAAGAAAACCTAATAAACATATCATCTTGTGTTGTTTTATTTCCAATAGTTGTTTCTGTTCCAAAAAATACTAAGTGACGATCAGGAGTAGAAACTAACATATCTCTAGACGCAGTTGGTGCACCTGATATAATAGTTGCTCTTGTTGTTACAGCATTTGATAAATCAGAATCCCATTCAAAACACTCACCATTAAATATTAAAGCAATAGCAGTGCTTCCTAAATTATCTATAGACCACATACCGGGTTCCGCAACTTTATCGGTAGTAGATGCTGCTGATCCCCATCCAGAAAAACCACTGTGATTAGTAACGGTTGCACTAGTGCTGTGAGCAGCTCTGGTTGTTCCCCGTACAGCTCTTGTAATTCCAGTAAAACTTGTAGATGTAATTCCTGTGTAAGATATTTCCTCAGTTCCTACTTGTATAATATTTGTACCAGAACTTGGAAACCCTGTAGTGCTTGCTACGTTAATTGTAGTTCCTGAGCCACCGGTTCCAAACGCATCGTTATTTAATCCACCATTTAATGTAGTAGTTTGTGGGTTTGTAGTTGTACCACCCCATTGAGATATACCATAACCAAAAACTCCAACTTGATCAGGTGGACCTACATGGTAATATTGAAAAAAAGTTATGCCTCCAGAAGTAGTTGCTCCCGCTCCTCCTTCATTTCCAGGCATTGTAATAGTTATTGTTGTTGCACTTGGAACACTTGTTACCATAAATTTTTTATCACAAAAATCTGCAGCACCAAAATTAGAACCTGTAATAGCACTAAATGTAGAAGTATCTCCAAACAAAATAATGTCTCCTACTTCAAAACCATGAGCACTAGAAAAAGTTAAAGTAACAGTCGGTTGCCCATTGGTTGTGCTAAATGCATTTGTAATAGCTGTGCCTAATGGATTAACTAAAGGGTGTATATCATAATATACATTCCCTGTGTAGGCATACAAAATTCTATTAGTTCCTATAAGCGAATATTTAATTCCCTCTTTATTAACCATGTGATGCAAACCTCTAGCTGCACCTGTTAATTTACTGTCTCCTAATTGAGACCAACCACCTATTTTTTCAGGCGTACCATACCTAAAGCGTACATTTGTGCCACCAGTCCACTGTGATTCAGCTCCTGTAGATGTAACTTGTTTATTAAATCCTGGTAAAAACCCTAGTTTTTGTAACATATAAAATCCTGTTTAGTAGGTAATATAACAGATTGTACCAAAATTCAATAATTACTATAGCACTAATCTAGTTAAATCATTTAAAGAACCAACCCCACCTTTAATAAAAACATTAAAAGCTAAACTAACTCTCGTATTTGTTCCTTTTTTTATTGATACTGAATGGCTAAGTGATGAAGGAAACAACATTATTTGTCCTGTTTTAACAGGAAGCCACCAAGATTCTGAGTTAAAAAAATTAAAATTTTTTATTTCAGGTTTAATCATATTATAATCATCTTTGTAAAATTCTACTTTATCAAATTTTTCATTAGCATTTAGATAAAGAATACCTGAAACTAGAGAATTTGGATGATTATGTTTATGGTGGTGTTCGTTAGTATCTGTGTAATTTAACCATGATTGTGTAATATAGGGTGTTATCTTATTTTTAGGAGATATAATTTTATTAAAATAGTCTTTAATAGCTATATCTAATTCTTTTTTAATACTACTAAATTGTTTGGTGTTGAGAATATAACTATCATTAGATTTATGATTACCATAATTTTTAATTTGTTTTATTTTTTTAAAATTTGTTTCTTTACTAGTAAGTTTTCTACTTAATTCTGTAACATAAACAGGGGTAGCAAACAGTGCGTGAATTAACACCATGGATAACCAAGGTGCCATAAAACTAAACTATGTCTCGTACCTTTAGTAACAGGTTTAACTCTATGTTTAACAAAAGAAGGAAATACAATACAAGAACCTTTTTTTAAATCTATAGTTTGTTTTCCTTGACCACCACAATTATTAAAATCCATTTCTAGTTCCCCACCTTCAAAATCTTTTCCTGGTTCTGAAAGCAATACAATAGAACTAAGTTTCCTAATTTTACCAATATAGTCTTTTGATTTGTGGTCCTGTGGATATGGTCTTGGTAGAGAATCAGTATGCCAATTATAAAAATCATTTTTTTTGTATTCTGTAAATTGAACAGATTCATTCCAATCCCATTGAAAATACCAACCTGCATTTGCATTTGCTTTATGAATTGTAGGATTAATGTTTCCATACAACAAAGGACTATTTATCCAAGATACTTTTGATTTTCTTTGTTCAAAGTTTTTTTTACCTTGTTCTTCTGGGTCTCCAACTAAACCATGTTTTTTTCGTAAAGTTAAACCTTCTTTTTTTATGTCTGTAACAAAATTTTTTTCAAAAGGGTCTTCTTTAAAAAGCCAATAATAATTTTTTAAATTCATTCTGTTTTATCCTTTAATCGTAAATTCGCTGATATAGATATTCTATCTCCTTTTGATTTAAAAGGATAGACAAAATGTTTTAGGTTAGCTGGAAAGATAAAAATGTCGCCTTCTTTAGGAAAAAAATAAGATGATGAATTAGTAAAGGGACGATCGTCACCTAGTTGAAATTCAATTCCTCCCGGACCAGTAGAAGTTCCATCATGTTTCTCATGTTCTTTTTTTAATGCTTTAGGTATTTTTAAATATAACACAAACGAAAAATCGTCTGTGTGATGATGTGGTGGATTGAACTCACCAGCTTTCATATAATTAACCCAAGCTTTGCCTGTCATTTCTATATATTTATTTTTAAACGTTTTTTCACTATAAAACTTAGATGCTCCTAGTGTGTAAGCTTCAAAATAAGGGGTTAAATATTTACTAAGAACATCTGTTGGAAATACAAATTCTTCATCAATATGGCCTGCTAAATTTTTATTGTATCTTACTTTTTTGTTTGATTTTTTTAAAATTTTTTTAAGAGATTCTTCTGAAATTTTTGATTTAAACAAGAAAGCACCCCAGTAAGGAAAGGTCCAATTAATTTGTTGTTCTAACATATATTCTTTCTAAAAATAATTTATATTAACAGTCATTCTTACGTCTGCATTAGTTGTTGTAGTGCTATGGTGTTCATCATTTGAATTAAAATGAAGGACTCTGTTAGCAACAGACATTACTTTTTTATCTGTTTTTTTTAAATAAGTATATCCATCACAAGTATTCATATAAATTAAAGCAGTTTTACATTTAAACGATTGGTCGATATGTAAGCCATGTTTATGGATTTTTTCTGTTCGTGGGTATAAATTTGCTTTTATTTTAATTAAAGATTTAGCTTTTAATTTCTTTAACACCGGTTTAAATAATTCATACCTGTCACTTAAAATACCTTTAGGATATTCATAAAGGTTATGAACATGATAATAGTTACCTAACTTATTATCAGAATCATATGCAACAAAATCTTGATAGTACCAAGGAAAAGAAACACTAAATAATTCTTTTTTTATTTCTTCAAAATTTATTAAATAACTATCTGTTATTTTTTCTTTCATATCGTACTTATATATTTTTTTAAAAAAAAGTCTAGTATTTTAACGACTAAGAATTAATCCAACTTGTAGTGTCTTCGTCCCATGTATCTTTTGTCCACTCACCTGACTCGTCTTGAGGTCTAGCAACCGGTGCTTCCCATCTACATGTAGTTTCATTTAAAACCCAAGAAGGGTATGGTTTAGGTTCTATAAAAGCATCCTTAGATGCATCGTATGTATAACCTACTGCTGCACCATTTTTTCTTATTGAACCATTTTTAGTTGATTGTTTCCATTTTTCTCTATTAGACTCACTTGAATGATCAACTAAATAATCAATTCCTGCATTTTCATCTGTAGCAACGTTATCGGAAAGTAGTTGTATATCAATTACCATGTTAAATTCATCAAGTCTTGCAAAATATTTTGTCATAATTCTATGCCACCGTAAATGAACCGTTTGCTGTCCATTTAATAACCGTTTCTCCAGACCCACCAACGT